CGGGAATTCGGCGACGCCGACTTCGTCGCGTCGCTCCAGCGCAAGCGAGTCAGAAGTGTCCTGCGGAAGATGGGGGTGGTACCGTTTGGGCATAATCGCACAACCCTGGGCCGTGACCGACTGTCCCAGAAGTCATGGCGCCGACGTTCTTCGCGGCATTGGGCCAGGATGTCGCAAGGGGGCCATTGCGGCCAGACGCCACCCCGCGGGAAGCGCGGGGCGTCCGACGGGGACGTTAATTCCGCTCACCGGCAGATTGACTTATCTGTGTCTCCCGTCCATTTCGATGGCTCGTCCAGCTTCGGCAGATGAGAGGGAGGGAAGTCTGCGTGGGTCTCCCGAAACCGCCCTCGTAGATGACTTAGCCGCTGGCTACGCAGAGAGAACGCTCGGGCACTCCAACAATGAATTACTGCGCCTGCATGAGACCGATGTACAGCAGCGGTCGCCGTCGTGGCAAGATCGCCACGGCAAGCTGCTCACTTTTGTGGGCGAAATTCAGTGCTGGTCCGCCGCCAGCTTGCTGGTGGGCGCACCCATGGCAGTGGCGGGCATCGTTTCCGCCCCCGCGGCAGCTTGTGCATGTGTAGCGGGCGCAAGTTTGTTCGCGGTAGGTTCGCTGTTAACGGACCTTACAATGGGGGAGTACTGGAAAGAGTGCGACCTGCACAATTTGCCGCGCACAGAGGACACATTTCGGCAGTTCAATGCATTGGAGGGGTCGTTGCGAGTTGACCCACTGCTAGGCGGGCCGGAGAGCAATTTGCTCGATCAAGCGTCCACCAACTTTCGGTATTGTGCATGTTGCAATCCAAGCATTGCATGCTTGTGCAACATCGAACACGATGACGCCGACCGTGCGTCCCTTGACAAGCCACATTATTGGTGGTACGTCAACGTCCCTGTGGAGTGCGAGAAGTGTTCCTTGAGTAGGGGCGCCGTAAAGACCGTCACGATGCGCTGGGTGTTGACGCACCACGAAGGAGCATACATCTCGCAGCTCATGCGCACAAAACACGCGACGACGAAACGCAATGCGTTATTGTCCTACTTGAATTTCATGGAGGACAGCGGCACCGCGAATATGACGGAACGAAAGCGCATTTTGTCGTTGATGGGGGCGTACGCTGTTGTAGACATGCAACGTCCTAGGGTGCGCCGAGAGCTGCAGTGGCGAGTGATCGGCTGGCGCGCGCCCGTGTGGGTGTGGGCGCAACCTGCCATCCGCCCACTGGTGTGTGCTGTGGACAAGCCAGCTGTCACGCACGTCCCTCACGGCTATTTTATGACCTGGGCGTCAGAGATCGTTCCGATCGACCGTCTTCGGGGCCCGCCGGTCGAGGCCGTGCCAGACACACGACTGAGAGGACCGGTGGCGGGCAGCGTGCCTACCCCGCGAATGGCGCGCAATGCCGACCCTCCTGACGGCGGTGCGGGGTTATTCAGCGTCGCTGACGATGAGGTTGTCCTGTTTGAAGCGCCGCCCCGCACTGGAACGCGCACGCCCATGCGAGACGATTTCAATGAGGACGTCACCGGCCTGGCCGAACACGAGCGCAGGTTGGGTCATGGCCACGAGGGCATCCCCGATGATGGGCGTAAATATTGGCACTCCCACCTGTGCGTTTATTGCAAACGCGAGTACATGCACCGGCACCATCGCAAACCACGCGAGGTTAGCGAGAGGAAGTACGAGCATTGGTGCCGCAAGTGCGACCGCACTATGGTGGAGCCGGGCCCCCCGCCGCAGCAGGTAGGTAACCTCTCGCCAATACCTGCGGGGCCCGCCGCCACGCCCGCAGAACGGTTCACAATGATCGCGTCGTCAATTAGTTTGGCCGAGGCATTGTGTGCCGAGAAAGGCCACATACCTTCTCGAGAAGTGACGCGCTTGGATTACGAAGGTATGGACGTTTTGGGACGCAAGGCGCCCTTCATACCCATGAACGAGACAGAGCGGCTGTCGCGTTCGAAAATTGCCGGCCCGCAGATAGCCAACGTCGTTAGCAATGACGAAGAGACCGGTATGAAGGTAGGCCCTCTTGTGGGCAACCCCACATTGTACGCGAGCAAGCCAGCGCTCAACCGCGCTGATGCGGCTAAGAACCGCATGATCACGCCTCCCGACGTAAAGTTTGAACCGTCACCAGAGATGAAAGAGCGCCGCCGGCTGTATTTGCGTTATTTGAAGAAGGAGATCTTCACGAAAGACGCGATTCAAGCTGCCGTCGGCGAGATGGGTGCGTTCAGGGATTTCGCGTCCAAGAAACTGTCGCCTGATGTCGTAGACCGCTTTGTTGAAGAGGTGCTTGGAGTGGACTACAAGGCGCCTGAACGCACGGCGATGGTGAAGCGGGAGGTCACGGCCAAACCCGAGAAACATCCGCGCATTGTGCAGGACGAGGGCAACGAACGCCTCGTGATTAATGCCATGGCCGTTGCGGTGTACGAGCACATCTTTTATGCGAAGAGTAATTTTAAGAGCACGAGCATCAAGGGCGTGCCGCGCGCTGAGGCTATCGAAGAAGTGTGCGAGTTATTTCGCACCCCTTTTCCGGAAGGGACGGTTGCGATGGAGTGCGACCAGACCAAGTACGAGTACCACCAGACGCTGGACAGCAAAGGCGTGGGACTCTTGGACTGGGAGCACGCCATACTCACGCACATTTACAGGCGCTTGAGCTCGTGCGTCAACGCCACCGGCGTGCGCTTCAAAACCCTCATGAACGAGTTCTTCAGACCAATACGCCTCAAGAGCAAGACGAAGAAGCACGCCCCCAAGGACCCGAACTTTTGGACCATTGCGATTGACCATATGGTCAGGTCGTCCGGAGGGCGGAGCACGTCTTCGTGGAACGGCGGCAACCAGCTTGGCAACACCCTCGCCTGCATATTCAAGAGGCCCGACCAGGTTATGGAGGACCTGCGCGGCAAGAAATTTGGCCAATTGTCCAAGCCCCACGAGACCTTGTTTGAGGTTGGGTCGAACGGGAAGGGCCGAAAATCCAGGGTACGCCTGAAAGTTGAGGGCGACGACCTGGTAGGCAAATTTTCGGAATGGCTCCGCGCGCACCAGGCGGAGATCGAGGCCAACTACCGTTCGTTGGGCCTCGAAGCGAAATTGAAATTCGTGTCGGGATCGAGTTCGTCTCCCGAGCGGGCCGAATTTATCGGCGAGCATTTTTGTTTAATTAACGGCGTGATGCCCACACGGCACCACCACTGCCCCGACGTCGCCCGCAACATGATTTGCAGCGGAGTATCAGCGACCAACAGGCAGGAACACGCCGTCGCGGCGGCCGCATGCATGTCTAAGGCGGTCAGTTTTGCGTCCAGCGTGCCGAGCATCGCGTGGTATTTTCGTCGCTTGTCCGACGACCACGCGGATATGGCCGGGGCCCGACAAATCGCTTACGACGAACGAGACGCGTTGCACCGTTTCGGCGTCGCCAGCGTTCCGTTGGGCAAATTGCATGAGATGTTTCGAGACGGAATTAAGAATTGTCCGGCTCACATCGAGCGCACCCTCATGTCCACGTCGCTGGAGGAGGAGGTGACGCCAGAAGAATTCGCTCGATGGACGGGGTACGTAGGGTCCGTCCAGTGGGACACCGACGCCAATGACGTCGTGTCTAACATGCCTCGCGCCTTGGCGAAAAGGTGCTGGGCTTCCTACGGCGAGACACGCGCAGTCAACTGATGAGTCGCGGCGCTATATAAATAGGCGACGAAATGGTTACGGCCATCTGGGCGAGGACGAGCCTCGCCGGTTTTGGAATTCGTTTGATAAGGGTCGCAGGTTTTGAGACGCGGAAAGGTCATGGCGCCTTACCACCACGCGTTGCACCCTCAGCTTCACCCGCACCATTACACTCATGCCGAGAACGCTTCCACGCCTTACAGCGTGTTGAAGGAACGAATTGAGTTAAATGGCACTTCCGGCACTAACGACAATATCGTTTTGATCGGTCCGGCGGGGAATGATACGATAATCAGCGCGAGCATCGCTCGGCGCTGTGCGGTGGCAGGATCGGCCATTCCATCATTTTCGCCGACGTTGTCATCGGTTTTGCCAACGTCGTTTTCTCGTGCGCGTATTTCGCGGCTCAGCGTGTCGCTTTCTTGCACTGGCACTACCGCCGGAGTTGTTCCGTACGGTATGGCCAAGTTTGGTACGCTTAAGGAGCCTATCGATTACGCGCAATTCTCCACGGAATCAGGTTTGGCCGCATTCTTAAACACGCGGCCCGAGCTTGTCTCGAAGTCAATGTACAGTTTGATGGAGAGGCCCGTGGAATGCGTTACCAACACGTTGGATTACGTGGATGCGATAAAGTTTAAGTATCCATCGTACGACGTGGCGTACCAGGATTTGGTGAGCGACATGTTCGCTCCCATAGTTTTGTTTGTGCCTGGTTCGTCTGCTGCAGCTCAGGGAGCTTTCTGGCTATCTATCACCATTGAGTGGAATATTATTTACACCAGTGGCGCCGACCCTGTGCTGGCAAGCACGCATCGTTTGCACGCACCCAAGCCCGTGACTTGGTGGCAGTCTTTGGGTAAGGCTGCTCAAGAGGCTTCGGGAATAATTGACACCACAATTCGTGCCGTGCGCACGGTCGGCGGCGCCATTGAGGGCGCCGCCCGTGTGGCCACCGCTGTGCGTTACCCTGCTCGCAACGCACAAGCTCCGGCCATCATGGTTGATGTCGCGCGCCCGCCACGCCTGGCTGGGGCGCGTCGTCGCGCCCGTTTCACGCGTACGAAAACGCGTGCAACGCCCGTCTTACTGGCCACTAGACCGCGCTCTCGACGCGCGGCGGGTTCCAGACGACCGGCTCGTCGTTGGTGACTTGGCAAGTCACAGTGCGCGCCCCGGCACCGACCGGAACTAGGCGCGTGAATGTCGCCACCGAGCGGCGACCGC